TTATTGATTAAATCGCCTACTAATTGCTCGTTGAATAATGTTCCTCTTTCTAATGTTGCCATAATTTTATTTCTCCTTTATTTTGTCAAATTATTTAATAAATCTTTGTACGGATTACTATCCGAATTAGTTTCTTCCTTTAGTGGAAGTATTGTCTTTTTAGCAACGAATGAAGATAGTTTCTCAGCATCTGCTTTTATTTCTTCTTCGGTTGCTCCACTTAGTCGCTCGGCTAGTTCAAATGGAATCTGATTCTCATGTGCGATTCTCAATTTCAGTTCCTTCACTTCGTAGTTTTTGACCTTAGATGTTAATTCAGAAATACTAGATTCAAACTCTTTGTATTTCTCATCTTTGCTTGCAAGCGTGGTTTGTAAATCTTGAAGTTCCTTTTCTAAAGATTGTTTCTGTTTCTTTACTTCTTCATAATCTTCAGGCTTAGCTGTTTGAATGGCTTTGCCGTGTTCCTTCATGATTTGGTCTACTACTTCTTTTTCTAGCCCAAGCTTTTCCAAAAATTCTCTATTCATTTTTCTCTCTCCTTTTCGAATGTTTAACGTGACAACGATCACGATAGATTAGCCAGTTTAACGACTTAGTCGGTCGATATATTAAATGGCATTTTGCCTTTAATAGCTTATTTTTTGCTTTTTAGGTGGTTTTGAACTGCTACATGACCAAAAAGCGAGGATAACGGAATCCATCAATGCAATATCATTTTCTTCTATCTGTGAACTGTAACCAAAGCCACCGTTACTACCAATGTTACGCTTATCCACATTAGTAACGACTTGTACTAATGACGGTTGCCCTTTGTGACATATAGTCTGTTGGAATAGTCCTTGTTCAAAGGTTGAGTTTGCAACAATGATTTCTTTTACTGTTGGCAATATAGGTTTTTTAATTCTAGCATCTCTCATTTCACTTGCTAGAATGTTCTGACCACTAGCACCGTCAATAACTATTTCTTGAACATCTGCTTGTTTTAAAAATGCTATTATCCATGCATTGCCTTGTCTAATACTTTGACAGTCAATAGATTCGACAAATATATCGTCATTCTCTGTTTTAACTGCAATACTCATGGCTACATTAGTTCCGTCATGCCCATATTTAATACCTACGAATAGTTTGCCTTTTAATTTTGGAAGTTTATCAACTTTCAATTCTTCCCATTCGTTTTGGCTGATTGCTGATTTTTGATTGTACTTAATCCATAGTCCTAATCTCTGAACATTAAAGTCTAAATCATCATCTCCGACTTCCGACCTTATTGTTCTTTCTGTCAATCTCAATCCTAAACTTGGGTTTGTCTGATACCATAACTCAACATCTCTAACATCTGATTGTTCTTCAATGCTCCACTCTGCCCAACCGACATCTTCGTTTCCACCGTCTAAAGTTGTATTTCTAAGTCCAGTGAAAACTGTACCACTTGATATAGGTGTAGGTGGTGTACCGATTAAGATTGTCTGTGGGTTAGGACTGGCTGCAATTGTATATTTCAATGCTGATTCTTGGTCATTTGTGTATTCTTGGGCTTCATCAATGACTAACAAATCAAAACTTTCACCTAATCCACCTAGAGAAGTTCTAGTTCTAAAGTCTATTCTTCCACCACCAACTAGATCAATACTTTCATTTCCTCTTGCCTTAATGCTGGAAAAGTCAACCTGATTTTCATATCCCATAGCTTCAAGGATTTCAACCAATCTTTCAAAAGCAACTTTACTAGTGTTGGTTCGGTGAGCGGTGTGGATGATTCGTTCTCCCTCAAACAGTCCATACAATTCCCTCATGGAAACAACTTCATTTTTACCATTTTGTCTAGGGACAGAAAAGCCAAACTTCATGTGTACCCATAAATCATCATCATTTGTTGCTAGAATTGCATCTAGTATATATTTCTGCCATTCGTAAGCTTTTCTTTGAGACTTCTCATATAGCTTTATAGCTTCATCTGATTTTGTTACATCAAATGGAATGATTTTTGATTTAGTAGGTTCTTGGTTTCCAATCCGCATTTTAAACTCCGTTATCTTTTAGTCCATACGTTTTGCCTTTTCACTCCCCTGTTTGGGATATACTCCACTGTGCATCTGCATCGTTCGTGTCGCTTATAAACATCTTCGGGAACATCAGGATACTCATAAGTGCCAGCTAGAGCCACACACCAGTCACAAGCCCCACCTACCAACGTTCTTTTAATCTTTGGCTTTAATCCAACGTTAGCTTGGAAACTTGCGTTTGCTTCTAAAACATCGTTTACTCCGTTCTGCGTAAAGTTAACAATTGGCTCTTGAAGAATCCATGACACATCGTCAAACAATTCACTTGATAGCCTGTCAACAAAGCCTTTAATCTTTCCTTTGTCAACCTTAGGAACTGATACCTTTAAGCCGATGCCCACTTGTCTATTCAATTCTTCTTGAATCTCTTTAGTGATGTTTGTCACTAATTCATAGTTCTTAGTAAGTGTTGGGTTAAGAATTCGCTCGCCGATGTTGAAATACATTCTTCCATCTGGCAGAACGCTTGAAGATATGTTCTTCTTGAACGATCGTGCTAATATCTCCCCGATTTCAATTGCATACTCATTCGCTTGTTCATACGTGGCTTGTTTATCGTCAATCAGTTTCCGCAGTGCTTTTAACTTGTTGCTCTTTTTAACTTCATCTTGGAAGTCTCTCTGTATCTTGTCTAGAAGTTCAGGAACGATATCATTCATCTTCATTCGCTCCTTCGATTCCTGTAATATCATGTAAGTTTTCTTTACCAAAATATCCAGGTATTGCTTGATTGACTTTTATTGCTCCATCTCCAATGAGTGAGATAGTGCTTGCATCTGGCTTAAATACTGGTTGCCACTTGGCTTTAGTCTCATATAATTGATTCCTTGTGTATGGGAAGTTATCTCTCAAACAAGCCGCTAAATATCCTGCATTTAAGAAACCTAGTGCAAAATCTCTTTGGGCTTTCTCTGCTGCCAATCTTAATGTTTCGTGACTTGCTTTTATTGCTTCGGCACTTGATGGGTTATCTGTCGAGAAGCCTAAATCATCTAAGGTTAAACCAGTCTCGCCAGCAAATCCACTAGCAGCATTTTTAAGCTGTTCTGTGAATGGTGCCATTGTCTGTTGTTGGAACTGCCCAAGTTTAGGAACATCACCATCTTCGTCTTTACTGAACTGTAACATCGATGAAATGGTAGCCTTCCACGTGTCCATAGGTTCGGCATCTTGACTTAAGCCGACAACGTATTTTTGTGGGAAGGAATAAAACTCTGAAGCAATGTCTGCTCGCTCTAGTGTGCGTTTAGCGTACCTTTGCCAATACATAGCTGATCTTGTGATTCTTGACCTTCCAAATTGTTTATTTGCATCCGGTCTATGAATGATAGGAACTAATAACGGGTATGGTGCATTGTTCTCAACTGCATTGACTAATTTTTGATTGACATAGTAATCGGTTCTGCCTGTTACGAAGTATAGTTCTTCATTTGGGTTGCCATAATCATCTCTCGATAAGACAACATAACCTTCAGTTAATAAACGTGTGATTGGATCTATCTCCCCTGTTGCTTCCGACCCTTGAATTACTTGCAATCTCGGTATATCTTCTTCGCCTTCGCTGATGTAAATAAAACTACATGAGTTAATCAGAGCCGATAGCATCGCATCATCAAATAGAATGTCTGCACTGTTCATTTGGAATATCTGATTTATATTAAAATTGTCATTCTCAAACTCTCTAAAGACTAATCTATCTGCTATGCTGTCAACTGCTTTAGAACACCAACCTACCGTAGCTAAATACTGTTGTCTAATCTGTGGTGGAATGGTTATTCCTATGTCTATATCCTGATTCTTCATATTATAGATTTCATGCCTTTTTAATGCACCGTATCTATATCTGTCTAGTTTTTTGCGTAAGTTTTCAATGCCTTTCATATTGGCTCCTTTCGACTTTGTGAAGCTTGTTCATGTATTCACGAGAAAATCTGCACAGTAACGGCGGAAGGTCTTTCGTGCGTGTGGGTAGGGTGGGTATCCCCCCCTGTTGTTTCCGTCGCTACTCGCCTCTATATTTCTTCCAGTCCATACTCTGTGGTAGATTCCTATTGCCTAACACTTTTGGTTCTTCTTGATTCTTAAATAGTTTATCTGACTTCTGTCTGTTGCACGTTAGGTGTGATAGTTGGAGATTGTTTATATCACTAGGGTGTCCATTCTTAACTACTGGGATGATGTGATCGATTGTTGCACTCATAGGATGTGGGTACTTTAATGTGAAGTCTACTGGATGTCCGCATATGCCACATACGTTTTGAGT